CTGATACTGCGTTGAGAGGCTCCATACGCCATTATAGTTGGGCATTATGAAAGTCCTCCGTGACTATTAGACATTGTTGATATTCTGCCACGGGACACAGTTAAGTCGCCAAAGTCAGTAGCATTTCCAGCAGACGTAATGGTGAAATAATCTATAATATTTAATGCCCCACTATTGTCTCCCCCAGCTACCACGGCCCTGTCACCCCCTGCTGTACTCCCAGCATATTTTCTGATAGCACTTAGGTTGCCAAAGTCTGTTGCGTTCCCTGCAGAAGCAATGGTTATAAAGTCCACTGTGTCAACATTTTCATCTGCATATCCAAGGGCAATAAGCCCCCTAGTATTATTACAAGAAGCACCGTTACCATTAGAGGCTGCTGCGGTAAGGTTTCCAAAGTCTGTAACATTACCTGTATTGGCTATTGTTACATATTCCATTATATTTACTAAAGCATTGCTGGACGTACTACCTCCACATGCTACTGCTCTTGTTGGGCTGGCTAAAGAGCCAACTAGGGCATACCTAGCTGCACTCAAATCTCCAAAGTCAGAAGCATTACCAGTGGTTGCAATAGTTATGTATTGAATAACGTTGTCTACCCCACCTGCATTACCCCCAAAAAATATACCTCTAGTTGAATTTGCGCAACCAGAATGAGAATGTCTTGCGGCAAGCAAGTCACCAAAGTCAGTAGTATTACCTGTAGAAGCTATGGTTACATATTGAATAACATTATCCGTTGCATCTGCTGGTAATGCTAAACCACCTGCAACTATACCTCTGGTAGAAGAAGAAAATCCACCATGATTATACCTTTTATAATCTAAATCACCAAAGTCAGAAGCATTACCTGTAGAAGATATAGTAATATAATCCATAACATTTGAACCATCAGAACCTGTATATCCACCAGCAAATATAGCCCTTCCAGCAGCAGGAGTAACACTACTAGTTGCATCACTAGCAGCAGATGTACCATAAGCATTAACAGCATAAGCTCTAAATGTAGCAGCAGTACCTAGAGTAAGACCAGTAATACTAATAGGAGAGGATGTACCTGTAGCACCTACACCAGTACTAGCCGTAGCAACAAAGCCTGTAATAGCAGATGCACCAACGTCAGTAGGCGCAGTAAATGCTACACTAGCTACACCATCTACACCACCACTAACAGTAACATCTGTCGGTTCGTCAGGGGCGTTCAGCCCGTCCTGTCCTATAAAGCCGCCTTTGCCATTAGACATTAATTAATCCTTAGTCTGTCATTAATTCGTAGCTAACCAAGTATGTTAGGTCACTGGCTGCAGAAGCTGTCACTGCAAGAATGTCTGTCTCATCTAAGTAAAACCCATTGTCTTTACCTACGACAACTAAGGTTGCATCAGCAGGTACAGATATAGTTTTAGCTATGGCGACATAACTTGAACCATCATCTATACTTACTTCCACTGTAATATCGGCAGCATTAGCACCATCAATATTAGCAATTATCAGTGAGTTCACTTTAGCAACTTTATCAGCAGCAACATCAATGATAGATGCTCTACTGGTTGTTACTGCGCCCGCATTAACTACTGGTGTAATAGTTGCTACGTTGATTAGATTTACTACGGCCATTTATCTTTCCTTTATCCAAATACTATTGCTGCAGCGATAGCGAAGCCTTTAGTGGCTGCGGTAGCAACAGAACTGTCTACATACGCTTTTACTGATTGTTGTGAGGCTATTGCCGTTGCAGAATTACTAGACATATCGTCTTCATCAACAAAACTTTTTCCATCAAGAATGTTTAACTCTGCAGCGGTAGATGTAACACCATCAAGAATGTTTAACTCTGCAGCGGTAGATGTAACACCATCAAGAATGTTTAACTCTGCAGCGGTAGATGTAATAGCAGTTCCACCTATCGCAAGACTAGTTGCATTTACCTGACCAGCCGCACTATACACAACAGCTTTACTATTTACAATAGTGCCTGCTGTTGATCCATCTACAAGGTTTAACTCTGTTGCAGTAGATGTAACACCATCAAGGATGTTTAGTTCAGCAGCAGTACTAGTTACACCGTCTAGTATATTAAGTTCAGCTGCAGTTGAAGTAACACCATCAAGTATATTTAACTCTGCTGCAGTAGCAGTAACTAACGTACCACCAAGTTTTAAACCATTTGAAGTATCGTGGGAGGCAATGTCAAAGTCATATGCTCCATCAGCAAAGGTAGTATTACCTGTAATTGTAATAGTACTTCCATCTGCTGTCAAGCTATCAAGTGCAATATTTCCTACGTTTGTAATATTGCCATCACTAAAAGATGTAGTCCCTGTAAACGTTGCACCAGCTTTAATTGCATATTTATTATCTGTTTCTGTTTTAGTATAATGATCTGATACAGTAAATGTTCCGTACCCTATTGCATCAAGTATATCTCCTGCAGTCGCAGCCGCAGCTAACACAACAGCACTGCCAGAAGTTACAGTAACATCAGTAGCATTTTTTAGTTTAACACCATTTAAATATACATCCACGTAACCTGCGTCATAAGAAATAGGAAAAGAGGTTGTTGAACCTGCATAAGAAACACCTGCAGTATTAGTAGAGCTTGTACCAACTACAAAGCTTTCTCTAGAGGATGTACCGTTTACAGAGCTACCAGAATTTGTCCAGCCACCACCACTAGTTCTAACTTGCATACTGTCACTACTAGAGTTAAAGTACAAAGCACCTGTAATAAGGGCATCACCATCATTATCTACTGTAGGAGCAGAAGACTTAGCACCTAAGTAACGATCATCAAAGCTATCTAGTGAAGCTGCAGCTGCAGTAGCACTATTAGAAGCACTAGTTACACTACCCATAGTGGCTGTAATGTAAGCTAAGACAGATTGCTGTGTCGGTACAAGTGTAGCACTATCAGAGGCCATATTATCTTCGTCAACAAAGCCTGTAACCGTAATAGTACCGTCAGACAAACTGCCAAAGTTTACTGTACCTGTAGTAGTAATAGCACTTGAGCCATTGTTAATTGCACCAAAGCCACTTGTAATAGAACCAGAGTTTAATGCTCCTGTACCTGCAAGATTAGGCATTGCAGTAATTTCATCGTCAAAGTATGCAGCAAGGTCTGTCACTGCAACCTGCTTCATAGTACCATTATCATTAAGTACAACACGGTCTGCATCTACTACAGTAACTGATGAAGCAGAAGTACCGCCATCAAGGATGTTAAGCTCTGCTGTTGTACTAGTTACCCCGTCTAAAAGATTTAGTTCAGCAGGTGTAGATGTAATGGCTGTATTACTTGCAGCTGCTAGTAATGGGATAGTGCCACTTTGATTAGGCAAGTTGATTGTACGGTCTGCTGTAGGGTCTACAATAGTAAGTGTTGTTTCGTGTGCGTCAGCAGTAGCTCCTTCAAACACAATCGCATTAGCTGCATTCATGGTTACTGTATCTACAACAGTTTGTGTACCTGTTACAGTTAAGTTACCTGATACAGTAAGGTTATCCCCTATAGTAACCTCTGATGTACCATGACCAATGTTTATGGCAATTCCACTAGTACCTGTTGCTACGTTTAACGCACCAGTAGCGTTGTCAATATAACTGTCAGACCCATCGTGATAGATGTTAAGGTCATCGCCTGTACCTATTTTAATCTTAGCATCGTCAGGCATGTCTACGTGAGTAGCAGGACTTAATACACCCGCTACAGCAACAGTGCTATCAAATGTTCCTGCTCCAGTTACGTCTACTGTACCAGCAAAGTCTACATTAGCAGCACTGAATGTAGCTGCAGTAGTAGTACCAGATTTGATTATTAGATTTCCACCAGTATTGGTTAGTGAACCATAAGTAGTACCACCATCTTTAACGAATACGTCACCACCATCAGCATCTAGTATAATGTCACCAGCAACATCAACAGTAAGATCACCAGAAGACAAGTCAATCTCTGTACCGTCAATAGTAATGTTGTCTATGCTTATACCTGCATTAGCAGTCACTGCGCCTGTTAGAGTAGAAGTACCTGTTACAGCAAGAGTACCTGCTGTAGCTACGTTGCCTGATGTATCGGCTACAGTGAACTTATTGGTGTCCATTGTAAGACCGCCATTAAGTGCGGTAGCACCAGCAACCGTCATTGTACCTGCAGTAAGAACATTACCTGAAGTATCGGCTACAGTAAATTTATTGGTGTCCATAGTTAGGCCACCGTTAAGTGCCGTAGCACCTGTGACAGCTAGTGTACCACCTACCACTGCGTTATTAGAGGCTGTGAGTGTACCTGTTACAGTTCCAGTACCTGCTACTGCCAAAGTACTATCAAGCACTGTAGCCCCTGTTACATCAAGTGTACCAGCAAAGTCTGCATTAGCACCTGTAAAAGTTACAGCAGTGGTAGTACCACTCTTAAGGATAAGATTGCCTGATGTGTTAGTAAAGGTTGCGTATGCTGTACCGCCATCCTTTAATGTTACATCCCCACCATCTGCATCAAGAACAATGTCACCAGCTACATCAAACGTAAGATTACCACTTGATACATCATACTCGTTATTTGTAATGGTGGTATAGTCATTATCACCAATGCTAACCGTGTCAATAAAAGCAGTACCATCTACATAAACATTTTTATATTCTACTGAGGGTGTACCTAAATCAATATCATTGTCGGTTACAGGAACAATAACACCATCTTGAAAACGTACTTGCTCTACTGGATTAGTAGATACCTCTACGAAAATGCCGTGTCTATTGTTTGTCTGATCTACAGAGATGTGATTCTTTTTATCTATGTCTGCAATAAGAGGTACATAAGAGCCTTCATCAGAAGTCCCGTCATGCTTGTGTCCTGTAGTGCCACTAGTGCTGTGAGTGAATGCATCTCTGAGTTTATTGTACTCTGAGTTTATTGGTGCAGCACGAACTACTGAGGTAGCAACAATATCTGCTGTGGATTGACGAGTGTAACCTGCCATATTTTATCTCCTGTCTCCTAGACCGTAAGTAATTGAAAAAGCCTGAATAGTGTGGCTTGGGTCTGTACCATTCGCCACGTACTTAACCGATACTGATTTTCCTGAACCTGATACGTTGGTTGACCTAATAGGAGAAGGGCTACCATCGTATATCTCTTCTGAATCGTACCTTGCGTTGTCGTAATAAGCAGCAGCACCTTCTGTTGTAAAGCTATAGTCATTAGGTAAGAGTATGGTTGGGTCACCATAGTCATACTCTAGACCCAGTATGATAGAAATTACACCCTCTGACCTCATGTATGTGTTTATAGTATAAATATTCTTACGTACCTCTGGGTCTTCCATGTAGATAAAAGGAGTTTGGAAAAAACTAAAGATATCATTACCATTAAAATCTGTGCCAGTTTCTTGTCTGTATACATACCCAGCATTATCACCGTGAATAACAAACTCTTCATCTGCTATGTAGCCACTAGCTACTTGATTAATTTCAATACCTACAATTTGACCAAACTCAAAACCTGCACCACCTTGCCCGCTACGCCTAATACCACCAATAATACCCAGTGAGTCTTGGTCTTGAAAGAACATACGAAATTGAGACTTCTTTTTAATTACAAGAGTCTTCATTGTTGATAAGTCTTCGTTTGCTGTAAAGTCCTCAAAGATAGATTGAACAGGCTTAGATAAAGTTGAAAGTTCAATATCACCAATACGATCTGTACCAGATACTGGACGTATGCCATCAGGTGCTAAAAAGATTAACTCCCCATTAAATTCTACTACAGTGTCTGGTGCAATACAACCAAGGTTACCTGTTACATTCTGTAAAACAAAGTTAGCTTGGTTATCACCAACTAATCGTTTAATATTATTTGCACCAAAGATATACAACTGATCACGGAATGCTTTAATTTGTACAATCTTAAAACCTACATTAATTACACCTGCACCATTAGCAGGACTAAAATCTGTTTCAGCTACTGGAGAACTAAAATGTAAATGGTATGGCTGTGCAGCATCACCTGCTAAAAATAAATGATTGTTAAAAGCTGAAACTAAAGTAGGATCAGTAGGTGCATTACTATCTGTAATTTGTATGTAGTTAGTACCATCATAAGTAGCCGCAGGGTTAATGCCATCTACCATTGCAAACTTTGGAGCACCCCAGTTAAAGTCTTCAAACCTTACTTGAGATACACCCACCATTGTAGGTGCAGTTGGCCTATACTGCCCTGCACCTGAACCTACAGTAATATTACCTGTAACTGCACCACTGGCTGCTATCTGAGTAATTGTATTAAAAAACTTTGTACTTGTTACAGTAGCATCAGCTGCTGGGCCTGTTATAATTTCTACACTAGCTTGATCTAGGTAGTCAGTCCCTGTAACAGTCAGAGTTATCCCTGATACATCTCCACCTGCAGAAAAGATAGTAACTTTTCTAGGTTGTTCAGCAGCAGACGTAGTAAAATTAATTGTGTTAGAAGAATGTAATGCACCATTAATAACTAAGTTAGCTGCACCACCAGTTGTTTGGGCAGCACATACCCCGTCAGGATCATTAGCAATTACATCTGAAGTTATTTCTGTCCAACCTATTACTACTGGAGTAGCTGTAACTGCAGTAGATGCAGCAGATGTACCACCTGTAATAACATTACCTGTAGCAAATATGTTAGTAGGAAGTTTACCAAAATCTAAGACTACACTATTTGCTGCAGTAGAAATTACAGTTGCTGTAGCAGCAACACCACTATCATCCCCAGAACTAACTACACCTGTGATAGCTTCACCTACAGTAAGGTTAGTTCCCGATCCGTTAGTCACTGCTACAGTGTAGTAATGGTTATACCAGTGTAAATGGTTATTCCCACTAGCAGGCTTCCTAGCACCAAAGATACCTTGTTGTACATCAGCTGATACGTGTACCCCTAGTACAGGTACATTGTTAGTAGAGTCACCTGTAAGTTCACCATAAGATCTTGTGTACCCACTAATACGTCTATACCCACCCTCAAGGGCAGGTTCATAGTTAATCATCCTATATGCTGACCCAGCAAACTGACCGCCGTGAGTAAGGGGGTCTAGATTGTTAAGTAGTCCACCACTACAAGGCGTAGCAAAAGTGGATAGTTGTTCTGCCATTATTGAGCACCAGTTACAGAGTTGAAATGCCTACCAGTTACAGTAGAAGTTATATACAAGGGTGTATCTAGTAGTAGACGCCGCATGTTATCAATGCCATCCATAAACTTCTTCTCATGGATTTGACCACTTTGATCGTTGGAACGGAACCGCATGACATACATCATAGCCCCATCAATAACAACTGTGTTAAATCTTTCAGGTATAACAGATACATCATTAAATGCTGCTAGGTCAGAGGGGAAGGACCAGTAGCGGTACTCAATATCATAGGAAGCATCTGGAATAGGTGTAACACCAAATTTAGAGTCTTGTGTCTGGTAGATACGCAGAGGTACAGACCTAGACGTAGTACCACCAATATCTTCTATAGGTCTAAAGCTACGTAGGTAGTCTGCGTATGTAATTACAGAAAGCCTACGAGGTTCATTCTGTTGTGTGTCGTTCTTCTTAATGTAGAAAGTATCCCAATCTACCTTTGATAAGTCTGCAGGAAAATCATACGAACCCGTACCCACAACTAATGTCTCTGTATAAGTAGTAAGAGTGAAAGGCCACTCCTGCGATACTTGTAGTATCTCTCTTATGCTTGAATTAATAGCATCCTTAGCAAGTGCTTGTAAGTTACGTACATCTCCAAAACCTGATCCAGCTGCGTCTAGCTCTGTCTCATTTATACGTCTAAGTAATTGATTTACTAGAGTGATGTATGTAGCCATGAAAGAACTTCCTTTGAGCAAAGTTAGAGGGGCTAGTTACCCAGCCCCCCTTAGTTTAGCAATTAAGCCAGTGTATCACGATCTACTGTTTGAGCAGTATGGTCTCCGACTTCAGAGACATCCATCAACATGGCAAACACACGAAGTTTACCAGCAGTGAAAGTTGCACCAGAACCAGCAAAGGTTAGGTCCAGTGTTTCATCAGCAGGATTAACGAGAACACCTGCTTGTGCTACTGTTGGTGCATAGACAAGATCAGATGCTCCATCAATATCAAATGCAGCTACATACTCGTTGTCATCCGCAGCATTACCAAGAGTGGCAGTACCGTCTGTACCAGTATTTTGAGTTGCACTTTCCATAACTTGAAAACCAGCCCAAAGAATGACGTGTGAAGCAGGCACGGTAAGTGCTTGAACAATGTCACCAGCTGAACAATCAATTGCACTTGAAGTAAGGTCAATTGTATTTTCGATCATGTATGGTTTACGTGAAGGATTACCTGCTCCACGAGTGGGTGCTAAAAATGTAGTTAAAGTAGCCATAAGTTTATCCTCCCTTACGCTGCGTTATATTTAGCAGTTACGATTGCTTCTGGGCGAAGAATCTTCCTGCCGTATAGATGCATTCCGCGAACAATGTCCGAAAATGAGTCTGGGTCACGGTATGACTCAACTTTGTTGATCTGCTCTGCAGAAGCAACGGCTGAATCGTGTCCAGCAACAATCACACCGTAGTTAGTGTTCTGGTTGGATGAACCTGATGTACCTGATCCTGTACCTACTGAAGGTAGGTTATTGGATTGATAGATACGGAAGCCGTGTAGGTTGTTCAATACAAGACCATTCTGGAGACCTGAGCCACCCTGATCTGCATTTAGTACCCGTGAATCCTCGTCTTTTAAGAGTTCCATGAATACGGCGTCCAAGACCAGCCAGCGACCACGAGAGTCAACATTCTGTTGGTCAAGCAAGCGACCCATACGTGCAATAACCTGCAAAGGTGATGCAACAGATGTGCTTGCAGCAGTAGCGCCACCAAAGCGAGGTGTCAAAGGAATAGAGTGATCCCCTGCTGAACCTGTTGTGATGTTACCAAATGAACCCTTGTTCAACTTCATAGTTGTCAACAATTCGTCAGTACCAGCAGTATCTACAGCGAGTGTGCCGTTTGTTACGTCATTGACTGCATCTGCATCAGCGTGTAAAGCAGACTGCTTGTAACCAGACAAATAGCCAAGGCATTCTTGGTCCATTTGGTCAGCCAAACGATATGCTGCACGATCCGTTGCAAGTTGCATGAAATCGACATGGCTATGGGCCTCTTCGATATCGTCAATCTTGAAAGCAAAGTAGTTGCTTTTGTCTACCACAAGCTGAAAATCTTCATCGTCAAGATCCTGGGCTGTGATCTGAGCACCGCGTGTGTACTCTTTAACAGAAACCTCTGGTTCCTTCATAATTTTAACGGTATCGCCTTGGTTTGCGATCTCACCAAAATAGTCGTTGTTAGTAATAGCATTAGCTACAGCGCTTTTGCGAAACGCAAGCTGTACCTGTTTGCTGTAAATGATAGGGCTGAAGTTACCATTTGGTAAGTTCCCGTACCCTGCTGTCGATGTAAAAGCCATGTTATATTCTCCTTTAGATGATGAATGGCTGGTTAATATAGTTACACATTCATATCCGAATGAAGAGGGCCGTTCTTTTTAGGGTATCATACTTGTAGAGGTAGCGCAACCCCTATTAGTGTGGTCCTATAGTCAAATGGGTAATTCTTTTCGGTTTGTGTAAAGATAGTTATATCTACAATTAACTAAAAGTCAATAGTTATTTCATATCATAGACAAATTTTCCGCTGCGAATTGATTCCATGATAGCATCTGAATGCTTTTCATATTCACGAACAGACATTTTACTCACTTGAGATTCTCGCCACTGTGCTGCAGTATCGTCAGTCTCAGGAGTATTCCTTGTTCTAGCTTTGACAGAGCTTGCTGCTGCCCTATCGCTAGTGTTACTTTTCTTGTTAGTGATATTGTTATCTGACTTGTATAAGTCAATCACACGAGAAACTGACTTAGCGTCATCTAGGTTCTCATACAAAGCATCTTGTACCCACTTAGGTTGTTCCCCTGCCCAGTTGTGGAATGCGTCATCACTACGAATAGTTTTAAAGTCAGGGTGAAAGCTCATTAGCTCTGCTTCTGCTTTTTCTTTCTTAGCCGTAACACGTAGCTCTTCTAGCTCCTGCATACGGTTGTCTAAGTCACTTGAGCGCTCTTGCGCTTTCTTGTCTGCGATAGCCTCAACAATGGATGCTACGTCAGGGTATTTCTTTGACCAAGCTTCAATGTCCTGATCTGTCTTAGGTAGTACAAGCTCATTTTTAGCAGCCTTCTGTAGCTGACCTTCAAGGCTTCCTATGCGGTCTTTAAACTCTGACTCTTTTTTAGCCAAGTGCTTTTGTATATCTGCGTAACGTTTCTTATAGCTGCGCTCTTCACCCGTCAGGCTTGCGTCATCTGCTTCTTGTGCTTCAGATGCCTCTTGGGTAGCTTCTTGTTCGGGATTACTCTCATCCTGAACTTGGGCTCCCTGAGTTCCCTCGCTATCGGATTCTTCTTGTTCTGCTCCGACATGATTCCTCATAAGCTCTTTAAGCTCTGCCTCTTCTCTTGCGATACGTTCCGCATTACGGTTGTTCTTGATATACGTAGTTTCTTGTGCTTGGGCTTCAGCCATAGTTTGTTTCCTTATTATTATTATTAGGGGCCAGCATCATTACTGGGTGTCCTCGTTTATTTGTTTTTCTTCTTTTTCTTAGGGCGTTGTACTAAGCCGCCTTTATTCATTGCATCTTCATAGCCATAATCGTCTGGCTCATCAACTTCAACAGTTGGTGGTGTGTAGTCGGGGTCTGCTGTTGGGGCATCTGTAACTTCAACGCCATAGTTACTTAGTTGGTCACTAACACCACCATCATTATCACCACCATCATTATCACCATCATCAGAAGGATCATCATTACCTGTAGAGTTCATAGTACCTTTAATTACCTTACCGTCAATAATAGTTCCAGGTAGTATAGGTTTCCTTGTCTTATCGTCTACAAGTTGCCCGTTTACGTAAGAAGCGCCATCATTG